GTGTTTTTATTTCCTCATAAAACTTCTGACCTAACGCTGATTTTATATGTGCTAATTCAGCAAGTAATATAGTATTGTCAGAGACTAAAGCAGGGTCAGTATTAGCATTAGTGAAACTATTGCTTATAACCTCTCCCCCTGTTACTAAAGGTATATATTTATTTACATTTGCCATAGTTATTCTTTTATTTCAGTTACCTGTGTATCACCAGCAGCGTCATCACCCTTACCATCAGCATCATCATCTCTAGTTACAATAATTTGTTCTCTATCTGTTATAAACATATCCCCCTCTTCTAACATTGGCAAGTCCTCATCTAACATTTTTCTTTGCTCATTTATAGTTAAAATTGCTTTAGGATCAATTTGAGTAGCAAAACTAATTGGTGGCTCATAATGTATTATTAACTCTTCTGGCAAGAATCCCATTTCTTTATACAAAATAGTTCTTAGTCCGTTTAATAACAAATCAGAAGTATCTTTGATTACTGTAGTCATTGCTAAATCATAAGCAATTCTAATTTCACTACCTGTGTTATTCATTTTTCCAGAACTAACTAATCCACTTAATGATGGCTGCCATCTATGTGCAGTTACAATATTCTGGTCAGTTATTCGTTGTAAGTCTATCCAACTACCTTCTTGGTCGTCTTTTATAATTTGAACATTAGCATTAGAAGCGTCTCCATTCTTTACAATAAACATTATTTTGCCATTATTTCCATCTCCGACAAATTTCTTTTGTGCTTCTCTTACTAACTTCTTAGCCTCTTCTTCTCCCATATCGCCATTAATCTCAATAATAGCAGATGGTTGAAAGCCATTTTTAAATTTTGTGTGATTCCATTTTCCTATTTCATAATCAACTGCAATATGCTCTAAAGCAGCAATGTAATCTGGTAATCCATAGAATTGAAAAGTAGGTTCATAGTCTTTAAACTGAACCACAAATCTACTGCTTCTGCTATTTGGATAAAGAGGAATTATAGAAAGTTTATCTTTCATAGTATTGTACTTAGCCCAGTCTGGGTGTACATATACTTCTTTTTTGTTTTTAGACATTCTAACAGTAGTAGCATCTATGTGATATAGATTCAAACCACCATCATATAATACGCCCTCTAAATAAGCGTTTCCAAAAGTGTAATAATCATCAGCAAGTTTTTTATAAACTTCTCTTAATGATTCACCATCAGCATTTACATCTTGGATATATTCTTTGACAGTTTCATTGTTAGTTACAAATTTTGCACCACTTGTGAAAACTGCTTTCTGTGCTAATACACTTCTATGTGTACTAGATTTTCTTTTTAATTCTGCTAAATATTGAGGAAACAAATTATTAGTACCAAAAGGTATAAACTTAGTCCTTACCTTTGATAAGTCTTGCGGTTCTTCAATATGTTCAGGAATTGCTAAATTAAAAACTCCAAATTCAAAAGTATTACTCTTTTGAGTCTGAAGATTCTTTACCTGACTTTTCTTTCTTGGCTGCTTTCTTTGACTCATCTTTTGTTTTTGTAGTTGATAATTTTTCTATTACATTAGTTGCTCCTAAATCTTCATAAGCATATGCTAATTCTTCTTGTGTTGCCGCAGATGTTATTATAACACCATTAGTCCCATGATAAATTGTTACTTCTTCTATTGCTTTATATTTTGCCATAATTGTATAAATTTTTAAGTGTGATAAATCTACAATATTATTAGAGCAATCACACATTATTAAAAAAATATATTAATAGGGTCATGTTTAAAACATTTTACGATAAAATACCAACCTATTAGTATATATTTATTTATTATGTTGTAGTTGCTGTTAAAGCAGCAGTATTAACTACAAGACCTGCTCCACTTGCTGGATCATATTGTCTTGGAAGTTCAAACTGTCTAGCCATCAAACTAATTGTCAAACCATTTTGGTCTGAATACGCAGCACCTGTACCACCCTCCATACTTGCTAAATTTAAGAAAGTTTGGTTTTTCACAGGAGCAGTTACACTATTTGCATATTTTTGACTTAATCCTACAACTAATTTTTCGTCATTTGAAGTTACAACTATCGCCATCATACAAGTATTAAGCATTGTTTGTAATTCGTGCATTTTAGTATTGTTAATTTCTGGGATCATAAAAGTAAGACCACACTCAAATACTGTAGAACCATTTTCTTTAGTTGCATTAATAGTTAAATCAGCAGTTTCATTTTTAAACTCAAAAAGTTTCCAATCTGCTGTTGAACCGCCTGTGTCTACAATTTTTGTAACATCATGCTTTCCTGCAGCATCACTAAAAGAAACAGCATCTCCAGAAGCAAAACTTCTTAAGCATATTTGCTTTATACCACCTGCAGCCTGTAGAGCAGAACAATCTATTGCTATACCATTATCTATTGCCATATTATTATTTTTTTATTAGTTATTAAAAAGTAATTAAGAGAGGAGGACTAGCCTCCCCTCTGTTATTACATTATTTTTATATAAATATTACCCACTTATATAGCGAATCATATAAATATTGAACTCCTAACTTAAAGTATCCTCTGAAGAACATTTTTTCTTCTAAGTCATCATAAAATACTTTGAAAGAACCTTCTGGATCAGTTACATCAGAACCAATAATTAAATTGTCTACTGCTGTATAACAGATACCTTGAGTGTAGTTAGTAGTCACCCCTCCTGCTGTATTAGCAAAAAGAGTTGGGTCTGTATCTGCTAAAATTGTATCCCACTCATACATAGGGATAATCTCAACTCCTCTAAACTTAACTACTTGGTATCCATTCTGGATGTTAGTAATTCCTAAGTCTGCTGAACTACCTTCTAAACTTTGTAAGTAAGTGTTGTAAACTAAAGGTGTTACATAAAACCTTTTATCTGCTGCTGCAACTTGTTGTAATGCTGCAGGTGCTTCATCAAAAAGTTTTCTTAAACCAGCAAGAACCTCTGCGTTTGTTGGCTCATTATCAGTTGCTGCATTTTCTGTAAATCTTGGAGCAGATCCTGCACCCATTAATTTCATCCAACCATCCATGTTTCCATAACCTGCTACTCCAGAACCAGTATCATCACCCCATGCTAATCTTACAACATCTTGTGCGATACCTTTTACAGCACGATTTACAATCGCATCTGCTAATTGAGTTCCTTCTACATTCATTACATCAACACCATTTCTGTACATTTCTTCAATGTAAGTTCCAAAAAACTCTTTTGAGCATTGCTCTAAAGCAACTCTCATTCTACCTGCTGTTATTGTTTTCTCATCAATATCAAATTGAGTTGAACCACTTGTTGCTGAACAACCATCATATTTTGCTACGATTTTTGTTAGAGCAGCAGAAGTAAACACATTCATTTTATGTTTTACATTAGGAATAACTCTATAGTTACGCATAATGTCATCACTTCTAAATACTGGCTCATAAAATATTTCATTAAGGTTCGCCCCTGAGTAAGTTGCGAAAGTTCCTTTATTTGCTACATTTGCCATTTTTTTTTATTTTTTAGTTATTAAATTTATTTCTCATTCTTTCTGCCATTGCTGCATAAAAACCTGCATTAGCATCTTCTTTTTTGTTTTCAACTACTGCAGGGTCGCTATCAGTTTGAATTTCAGTACCTTTAGCATCTGCTTTGTTGATTTTAGCGTTTAACGCTTCAACCTCTTCAGTTAAAGTTAAGTTAGTTCCTTTAGCATTTACTAACTCTTCTTCTAATGAAGAAATCTTCTCTGTCAACTCAATGTTGTTAGTTTCAAATTCAGATATTTTATTCATTATATCTTCTTTGTCTCCTATCATAACATTAACAGTTGTTTCTTCAACAACATCTTTAGAAACTTTTACATCACCTTTTACAGCAGCAACAATTTCTTCAACTTTGTTGTTAAACCATTCTTTTAACTCATTAGTCATTTTTCTGTTTTTTATGTTAATATTTAATTTATTTTGGATTTCCTCCTCTGTGATGTTTTTAAATTTAGAAACATCATACTTTGCAGCCACTTTAATAGAGTCAGAAATTGTGTCTACAAAACCTGCTTCATACGCCTCTTCAGCGTTCAACCAAGTTTCTTCGTCCATCATCTGTTGTAAAGCCTCGTAAGACAATCCAGTCTTTTTTCTATAAATGTCTGTAAGTTCACCTGAGATTTTATCAAGAGTATCAGCAGTCTTTCTCATGTCTTTTGCTTCTCCCATTGTTCCTCCCCAAGCGTTATGAATCATAAATAAAGAATTTTCTGCCATTACAACTTCATCTGCACCAAGAGCAATAATTGTAGCGATACTCGCTGCGATCCCCTCAATATAAACAGTCGTTTTAGCCTCTCTCCTTTTGATTACATTATACATTGCCATACCATCAAACACATCACCACCTAAACTGTTAATGCGTAGGTTGACAGGCATACCTTTTAAACCTTTAATATCATTAATAAATTCTTGTGCTGTTACGCCATAAGTACCTATCTCATCAAAGATATATATTTCAGCAGTTTCACCACCTGCTTTATTTTGAATGTTATACCATTTTCCTTTCATAAACGCAAAAATATTATTAATGATTTAAGTATTTACACTATTTCTTTACAAAACTTTATAATGTAATATTATAAGATATTTTTGACTTCTTTCTTTCTTTATAAACTATGTTTTGTGCTTGACTTTCACTAATATCATATTTTATAGATAAATCCATCCAAGTATGTGTCCTGCTTCCTTTGTTAGTAACCAACATTCTATCAAAATCTACAATAATCATAAAGTTGCGAAGTCTTTTAGGTTCTATTATACCTGTTTCTACAAAATGCCTAACAATATCTTTGCAGGTTGGATGTAGCCCAAATCTTTTTTCTAATCCAATACCAGCAGTTTCAATGAAGTCTTTTACAACATCTACTTTATTTTGTTTTTGTTTTTTTCTTTTTAGAAGCATTAGGTTTTTTTGTTGGTGCTTGTGCAGCAATAATCCACTCGTCTACAACAGTTTCCCAAAACTTAACTACTGCTTTTCTACAAGAAGAACAATTCATATCTTGTTTGTGAGCAGGAAACAGTATGTGCCACTCTGCAAACATTAAATTTAATGATTCAGAATGATAAGTAGTAAAGTTTTTTGTGTGGTTCTTGTTTTTAATAACAGCGTCTGTCATTGCTGTAATTTTGTTTTTATTAAAATTATCAGCGATTTCTTTTAAATTCATATGTAAAGTTTTACCATTTATTTTTAGGACACTTGCCAAAGAAGTCTTTAGTTAATGATGTTTTCGCATCTAGGAAGCACTTACAATCTGCACATCTTGCACCCCATTCAATCTTTGGTGTTTTAAGTAACATAAAGTTTCGGTAAAAACTACAACTTTTACATATACTTAATCTTTCTAATTTAGTTTTTTTATCAACAAACATTTGTTTATTTCTTTAATTATTAAATTCTTGCGTCAGCCTCTATAACACTAACTGTGTTTTGACTTTCTGTAATATCTGCTTCAACAACTACTACCTTGCTTGATCTATTCATAGCACCCATCATTTGATTCTGTCCTAAAGCGTTAAATTGTTGTTGAGTAAATGAAGGCATATTAAGCATCCCACCATCTGCAAACTTAACACCACCTCCTGCAGCGTTCATTGCTGATAGTTGATTTCTAAACATAGATGTACTTCTTTTATTTATAACAGCCTCACCTCCTTCTAGTTCTACTACTCTACCTCCTACTGCAAACTTCTCTCCTCCTTGTGCATGAGACCTTCCATGAACCATACCGCCATTTGCGTATTCTTGTATTACCCCTCCTTTAGCATGAGTGTGATGGGGTTTTTTTCTAGAAGAAGAAGTTAAAGCCTTTATGTTTTGTCTTATAGACATTAATAATGCTAAAGTAGATGCTATAGCAATTATATTTTGAGGAAAACCTAAAGCAAGGTCTGCTGAAAGAGCCTTACCTTGTAAAGATAATGCTTCCATATTATTTGCTAAAGCAGCAGCAGCAGATAATTTAATTCCTGCCTCTCTTATTTTTTGATATTTTTCATCATTTCCTGCTAAATTTATAAGTTGGTCTCCCATAGCAGCAACTGCGTCAATATTTTCTTGTCTTGCGGATTTCTCATCATTAAGCCCTTCCATCTTTAACTTAATCAACTCTTTTTCTAGTTTTTTTCTTAACTCATAGTTTCCTTCAATTAGAATAGACTCTTTATCTATTTCTGTTATTGCGTCCTGTATTGACCTTATTTTTTCTTGTCGTAAAGATTTTTCTGCCTCCTCTTGAGTTAATGTACCATCTAAAACTAAACTCATAATATCTATGTAATCTTGCTCTGTATCTATATCTAATTGTGTTTCTATTCTGTTTTGAACTTTTGCTTGTGTGTTTCTGTTGATTGCATCTGTATCGTCATTAGTTACTACAGTTGAGTCAAATATTTTTTTTGATTTTTCTTCTATATCTTTTATTAATAATGCTTCAATTTCAGACTGACTCCATCCAGCGTCAGTTAATTTTTTTGTTAACTCAGTATGTTTAGCGATAGCATCATTAACTTTCTTTTGTTGTTTTGTTTGTTTAGTAAGTAAACCATTAATTACATTTTGTTGCTTTACAATTTTAGCATTTTGTGCTGTTCCTTCTGCCCCAAGTTTTCGGTATCTCTGATTAGCATCCATAGCGTCTCTTTGTGCATTATCATAATCACCCATAGCATCTGAAACATTCTGAAAACCCTCACCCACAATTACATTATCTTTTGCTACATCATCCATACTTTTACTCAATTCTCTTAACAGCAGTTGTTGTTTGTCAATAGAATCTGACTGACGGTCTAAACTTTTTGTTTCTTTATCTATAGCCTCTTGTGCTTTTCTTATTTTACGAACTAACTTAACCGCCTCTTCATCTGCTAGTAAAGCGTGTCTGCTTATAACCGCATCTAAAGCCGTTTGATTTAATTCTAAAGCACCAGTCTCATTATTAA